CGCGGTTTTTTAGTGTATAGTGGAGTCTAGTTCAACAAGTGATGAAGGGAAAGCAAAATGAAATATGCAGAATTAGTTGCAAAATTAGAAAAAATTGGAAAAGATGTAGGCCTTGATTTATCTGACCAATGTGTAGATTTAGAAAATGTTTCTTTTAAAGCGCATTGCAATGCTTGTGGTTGGACAGATGAAGAAGATGCAGAATTAGTATTTGCAGCTTGTAATCGTGCTGGAATGATTGCTGAAGAAGCAGGTTTAAATATAAATAAATTGTTTGGTTCAATTATTTATTAACAAGTGATGAAGGAAAAAGTGATGAAAGATGCAATAGGAGTAATAGTTTTAGGGATTGTTCTAGGTGCGATGTTTGCTTATGCTCTTTTAGGAGGGTTTTAATTATGGGAATGAATAGAGCTGATGCCTACTATGAGCCAGAAGATGATGATATGGACTCTGATGAGCTTCAATATGAAGTCAATGAGCTTATGAAGGATGAATTTAACCCTTGTAAATGGGGTCCTTTCAATGAAGCTTTTTCTGGAGTACAAGACCCAGAAGTTATTAAGCAATTAGAAGAAATGCTTGAAAACAAAAATTTTGAAGCTTTAGGTCGAAAATTATGGTGTTTGTCTTATGAATACAATGAATACTATGCAACTCGCATGGTTACCGAACAATACTAAGGAGTAAGTGATGACTACAAAACCTACAAAACCAGCAACAATCGATTACAAAGAAGATGCAATTTGGAATCGGTTTAATAAAGATGAAGCCCTGATTTCTCAGCTAATCATTCTTAAAAAGTATCTTGAAAATGAAGATTCCATCAAAGGCCATGCAGTATCAATGCTTGATGGATTGGTCGATAAATTGATTTGCGACCAGATTGATATGATTTCTGAAGCCAAAATCCCATATTAAGGAGTAAGTGATGAAAACTTTTAATGAATTAAGACTTATCAATGTCAATGAGCATACAGAAAAGAAAGGTAAATTTACTTATCTTTCTTGGACCTGGGCAGTTGATACCCTACTTCAAAATGACCCATCTGCTACATGGACTTTTGGGGACCCTGTTTATTTTGCAGAGTCAGTTATGGTTTTTTGTACTGTAACTGCTATGGGCAAGTCTATGACCTGCCAGATGCCAGTTCTTAACAATATGAACAAAGCCATTCCAAACCCTAATGCAATGGATGTAAATACAGCTATGATGCGCTGTTTAGTTAAGACCATAAGTCTATTTGGTATTGGCCTTTATATCTATGCTGGTGAAGATTTGCCTGATGAAGAAGAAGTAGACCTGTCCAAAGCAGCTAAAGAATGGGTTGAAGTTATCAAAGAATCCAAGTCTTTAGATTTATTAAAAGAAGCTTATATCCAGGCTTATGGGGATTTAAAAAAAGATAAGGTAGCAGTTGAGCTTATATCTAAAGCCAAAGACTATCAAAAAGGTATCTTAATGGCATTGCAAGCATGAATCCCATTAAATCTGAGTTTTGGTACATACTTCAGCGAGAAATAGCTGCCAGGAAAGCAAAATAATGGACACACTATTTTTATTCTTTTTATTAAGTGGAATGGCTTTTTGGGTTTTTATTGGTTTAATTATTTTTAAAATATTGGTGGAGCTATGACTACATTTACTACAGAAGACAGAGTTGCAGTAGAACAAGGCAGTCCTGAATGGTTTCAGATGCGATTAGGCAAGGTTACAGCTTCTAGAGTAGCCGACATATTGGCTAAGACTAAAACAGGGCCATCTGCATCAAGACAGAATTACCTTATTGAATTAGCCATACAGCGCACTACAGGCATCATTCAAGAATCTTACTCCAACTCTGCTATGGAATGGGGTACTCAAACCGAACCACAAGCGAGGGTAGCTTATGAAATCACTACAAATAATTTTGTCGATAAAGTCGCTTTCATTGACCATCCTAGTATTAAGTGGTTTGGCTGTAGCCCTGATGGGCTTGTTTCTGATAGGGGTCTTTTGGAAATTAAGTGTCCTAATAGCGCAACTCATTGGGAATATTTCAAAAGTAAAAAACCGCCTCAAAAATATTTTATTCAGATGCAAGCACAAATAGCTTGTACGCAAAGAGATTGGTGCGATTTTGTTAGTTTTGACCCTCGTATGCCTGAACGAAGCCAGCTATTGATTGTTAGAGTAAATAGGGATGATGCTTTTATTGCAGAAATGGAATCAGAAATTAAGCAGTTTTTAAGTGAAGTAGCTAATGAAGTTGAACTTATGCAAGGCCAATTATGAACTTTAACGATATTTTTGAGTACCGAGATGGTCAACTTTATTGGAAAAATTGCCGATATAAAGCATATAACGGCAAAAAAGCTGGTCATATACATAAAACTGGGTATTGGAGAGTTAAGTTAAATAAAGAAAATTACCAAGCCCATAGAATTATTTTTGCAATGCATCATGGGTTTATGCCTGAATTTATTGACCATATTGACGGCAATAGAAGTAATAACAAAATTGAAAATTTAAGGCAAGCAACAAAACAACAAAATAATTGGAATAGGGCTATACAAAAAAACAATAGCTCTGGCATTAAAGGTATTGCATGGAGAGAAGATTGTAAAAAATGGATTGCTTCTTGCAGAGTTAATTACAAGGTTGTTTACCTTGGACTTTTTAACGAAATTGAAGAAGCAAAAAAAGTTTTATCAGAATTTCGCAGTAAAAACCACGGCAATTTTGCCAAAAACTAAGGAGTAAGTGATGGGCATAGAATATTACCTCAAAGCAGCAGTTTCAGAGTATGTAGATAAAGATGGAGCAACAAAAAAGCGTTACGCAACAATAGGAATTGTTACAAGGACAAAGAAAAACGACCTTATGGCCAAAATTGAAATGTTACCTTTGCTAGGTATGAAAGAAGGCGCATTTTGGTGCTATCTAAATGTTCCTGAAGATAAAGCTGACCAGCCAAAAGCTGCGAATTTGTCTGATATTGAATCTGATATACCATTCTAAGGAAAAAACCATGAAAAAATTATTAACTATTGCTTTACTTGTTGCTTCTATTACGGCTTATGCTGCTTGCCCTATTTCTGCTCCATATCGTTGCACACCAGGATATAACGGCAAAATGGTTTGTGGCTGTGGAGTCTAAAATGAACAATGAACATATTTGGACCGCCTCTGGTACAGATATTACAATTCGGTGGAAGATTGCTGGTTGGATTGCACCTTCAGAAATTCAAGGCTATAGGGATAAATGGCGATATTATCAAAATTTACCTTTGCGCCAATTAGATGATGCAGCTAAAGAGCAATATGAACAGGTCTTGCGAAAGGCCAAAGTTTTAAGGATAAAGTGATGAAAACAGTAACCAATGAACCAATTATTATTAATAAAGCTTTTTATGAAATAACTGTTGAGTTAGTGGATGGCTCCAATGATTGTAATGGTGGTAGAAAAAAAGTTTATATGCAAGTAATAGAACCTCATATTTCCACTTTAAGAAACATAATCAAAGCTGCAAACCATATTATTGAGGAAGAATAATGGCAACTAAAAAACTAACAGTAAAAGAACCAGCTATTCGCGAAAAGTCTGGAAAAGTCATTGTGGCTAAGTCAAAAGCTTATAGCCATGATGAACTTAAAAAGATGGTTGGCAAAGAGGCCAAAGATGCAAAGCATGAATTTGAGCTTTCCAATGGTCGAATTGTTACTCGCAAAGTAGCTGCCAAAGTGGCTGAAAAAGCTGGTGAAGTTCCTAAGTCTGTAGGCAAAAAGCTACATTCTCATGATCTTCGCAGAGCTGAAGGCATTAAAAAGAAAAAGATGTAATGAGTGATGACCAATGCCTTATGTTTGGATTGTCCATAATATTTGGCTTTGGCATTATTCTTATTTATTTAATCGGACAAGATAATGACAGATGAAAAAATTCCTTTTGGTGGAAGCATGAAGGTTTCATCAGACGATTGTGAAGAAGCTTTTTTTGCTCTTTACCCTGATTTCTTTTATGAAGGCTCGACTGCTCTTAATTTGTGGATTCAATCATGGCAATCAGCTTTGGATTGGATTGAGGACAATAAAAAAGTAATTCAGTTGTTATGAGAAAGAAAAAAATTCGAGTTACCTATGAAACTAGGTACAAAGAATTGCTTGAAGAATATCAAGGTGCATTAAATAAAATGGGCAAACAAACTATTCAAATTATTAAAATGCGAAAGTTAATTAGAGAAGCCCATGAAATTATGACAAAGCATATGAAAGAATAATCCTCTTAAGGGCAGTTAAGCCGACAATTCAAGGATGCAACAAGTAAAGGCTTTTTTCGGCTTTCCACCTTACAAGTAGCAGTTGCCAAATTGATGCCCTACTTTTTTAAGAGCTCAAAACATCCATTGCCTTATGTATTTTGTCAATTCTATCTTGAAGCCCTAAAAGACCGCCATTTATTCTTTTGGTCATAGTTTCCCAGTTTTCATCATCAGCCAATAAATTTAACTGCTTGCGATTCCAAAACCAGCCAGCAGACATACAAGCCCATTGAGGCTCTAAAAGAAGCTCAGGTTGCGTTGTAAATGGCTGACCTAAGGCATCGCCACATACTTGGTAATTTGAGCGCCCTGTAAGCTGTATAACCCCTCTGCCATGAAATTTCCAGCCATCGCCATCTTGCGAATTGCCGAGGTCTGCTCTACCGCCATAAACCTTGTTTGCAATCGCTTCAGGGTTATTAGCGTATTTTTCAGCAGTATTGGCATCAGGGAATCGACTAGGCCATACACGCATCAATGAACCAGCAGAATAATGAAGATTTTCTTCTAGCACTTTAAAGTTGTTAGATTCATGACCGCATTGCCCTATAAAGGCAGCTTGTCGCTTTGGGCTATCAATGTTGTATTTGGCAAAAGTATCGTTTAAAGGTTTAAGCCATTTAGGGTCAATACCTAAAGCTTGTAATTGTTCATTTGTCATTTACTAATGTTTCCACCTACAGGATAAATTGCGCCTACTGGAGCTTGAGTAAATGCTGTTTCACCTGGTTTTACATGGTCGCTATTCCAAGGGCTTTCCATAATTGGGCCATAACAAGAAGCCAATTTTGTACCATTGACCTTTTGCGCTTGAATATCACAAGAAAAACTCCACATATTGCTCATGCCTGTTGTAGGTGTTGTGCCTACAGTAAATGATCTAAATTGGGCTGCTGTAGGTGTCCAACTAGGGGCTTGAGGATAATTGGTTACAGGAGGAACTCCAAATAATGACCAGACTTTTCCAGGTTTACTATCACAAGAACCATTCATTAAGTCCATATTGGCAATAGCATCACCATTGAGAATAGGGCAAACTGCCATACCTTCTTTAAATACTTTGCCATTGACTGTAATAGTTTTGCCTGTTGGAGTTGTGCTTGATGCAGCGCATAAAGCATATTCTCCATGACAAATTGCTAAAGTATGAGCTTGTGCATTAAAAGTAAATAAAGCTAATAAAATTAATAATTTTTTCATTTTTTATTCCAAAGTTCAAATAGGCTTTTAACTTTTTCTTCTAATACACCAATGCGAACATCCATTTTAGACAAAGCAATAACTAAAGCTACAAAACCTATAACCATAGGCCAAATCTTAGCTAAAACATCTACCATATCCATTATTGAGTTACTTCATCATATTGTTTATAACAGGCTTCTAAACCAATTCTTATTTGGTCTGCTCTGGCAGCTTCCCTGATAAGAAACTCTGCATCAGGGGCAGAAAGGGTTGCTCCGTTGCAATCCTGTCCATTGATGGTTTTTGTGGGGTTACTGGAACGGCTACGCAAGCTGCTAATAGCATCGACAAGCTGATTATTAATAACTTTAATTTGAGCATCTTTTTCTGTCCTTATCTTATCTGCATCAGATTGGTATTGATGTTCTTTTTCTCTAACTACTTTTTCTTGAGCAGTTTGTTCGTGCTGACAGCCTGTTACAAAACCACCGCAAAACAAGCTAATAGCAACCATAGCGTAGATTAAATAAATATTCATCTAAATCCGCTTATCCTCGGAGAAAACGCAAAAGTCGCTTGATAATTTTCTGTTGGAGCAGTATGTAAAGTGCCTCTAATATTCCACCCAATATTAAGATAAAAGCACCGAGAAAACCCAATAGGAACAATCCAAACAAACTGAAAAAGTCCAGCACATTGTACGAAACACCAGCCAGCCACCGCATTATCGTTGTCCTTAATGTTATCGTTGCCATGCAATACAGGTTTGTTTTCAATGGTATTAATGTATTTTAGGCATACAGAATATGCAGGGTTGCGCCATAACCATTTAACTTTAGACCAATAGCTAGGTGGGTTTTTGCTTTGAAAAGTAGCATCGCCATCTAAAGTATTGTCAGGGGTCATAAACCAGTTAAGCCATGAAGGGAGAACAGGGCCTACTGCCTGATAACTATGGTTATCGCACCACCATAGTTTTTGAACAGTAAAAATAGGAAGAATAGGGGCAATGATATAAGCAATTAAAGTCATTGTTAGATTTAAAACTACATAAAACGGGTAGAGAATATAGTTCATTCGATAGGCTCGGTTGTTATAAAGCGTAATACAGCAACGATAATTCCAATAGCAATAAGGCTAACACCATAATATTGAGGGTCAATGAGGTTTTGCACATAAGAAAAATTATCAAATAAAGCGCCAAAAATAACCAATGCTAAAGAAAACCACATTGTTTTGGATTTATGCGCTTTCATCTGTCAGCTTTGTTGTCTAATTTATCGCTAATCTTGTCTAGTTTTACAAATAAAGCATTAGCAACTTTGTCAAAGTCATCACGCTTTACATATTGACCAGCTACCAATATTTCAATCTGATTAACTTTTTCAGCTAATTGAGAATCAACATTTTTCAGTTCTTTGTAAGAATCCCACATAGCTTTAATAAAGCCACCAAGAACAAGATTAAATATTCCAAAAGCCCAGTTTAAAAAATCTTGATTCATGATTTAGGTTTTCATAATAAATGCAAGCGCATAGTATGGAGGCAAATTAGCATTTGTGCCACTTGTACCTGTAGTAGAGTTTGCAACAGAAATACCTGTTACTGCTGAAGCAGTTGAAGGAGTTGTATTTTCAGCAGTAAAGCTTGTATTGCCTCCTTCTGGTATTCCTGTATTTCCTGAAGTCGAAACTGAAGGGTATGCTCTTTGAACATGGGTATGACCAGGGTCTGTTACTGTTGCTGTATGGGTATGGCTTACAACAATCGCATCTGCTGAACCACCTGTTTGACCTACTGTATAACTGTTTCCTGCACCTAATACAAAAGAGTTGCGTAAGTCAGGAGTTCCATTAGTACCATCGCAAAGGGTATATCCAGCAGGAACAGAACCAATAGCACCTGACCATATAACAATACAGCCACTAGGTAGATTTGAGCCACCACCGCTTGAAGATTGCGGAATGCCGTAGATATTATCTAAAGTTTGAACAACAACACCTAAAGCGGTTTGAATCTGAAACTTATAAGAATAGCCAGAATTTAACCAAATTTCATTAGGCGCTCTGCCATCAGGATTTAAAACAATAGGGTTAGCATTCGCCACATTACCGCTATTGTCTGTATAAGTAGGCAAAGCTGTAGAAGAACCAGCTTGATAGGTATAAATAAGACCACCGCTTAATGGTAGCCCTGTAGTGCCTAATACATTGACTCCATTAATAACTGGGGATAGATTTACTGTTGCCATTATTTTTTTCCTATATCTTTAAGTGAAGTGCCTTTTTTGGCATTTTCTTTCATTTTCTTTTCTAAAATACTAGCTTCTTGTGCTAATTTTCTATTAATTAAAACAGTTTTACTTTTTTCTCCAATTTTTTCGCCTAATGTAGCCGCAAATGGAATACCAGTAAATGCTCCTACTTCACGACCAATGCCAGGAAGCCTATTAGTTAATTTTCCTACACGTTCTGCTTGTAATCCAGCACCTTCATAAGGATGAACGCCAGGCATAATATGACCGCCATAATTTAAAGTATGAAAAGCCTTTTGTTCTTCTGGATTAAAAGCGTGTTTAATTTTTTCTGCTCTAGCATTAAGTACGCTATTTGCTGAATTTTGATTCCAAACTCCAACTTTATTAGCTCCAGCTTGATAAACTTCTCTAGCAATAGAACCAGCCATTTCATCTTTTGCCGATTGTGCTGCTTGTCTTAATTCTGGTGGAATCTTTAATTGCTGACCTTTAACTTCAATAAATTCTTTTGAAAATTTATCGGCAGTATTGTAAATATGTTTCCATTCATCAACAGGCATACTATTTAAAGTAGTTGGTATCTTTTCATAAGGAGTAGCAGTTTGAACGCCATTTGAATCAATTTCGCCAAATATCTTTTTAATACCTTTTGATGAAAATAATTCTTTTTCAGCTTGATGTAAAGCATCAGCCTTTTTAAGTAAATCACCACCACCAGCACTTGCAATGTCTTTATCAATAGCTTGATTGATTTTGCGAATCATTGCAGCATTGTCAGGAGTCCAATTACTATTTAAAGATTTTTTGACTGCATCCCAAGCACCTACAGTATTTGGTGCAAATTTATTGCCAAATTCATCTTCAAAACCTGTTTCTTTAGCAAGTTTAATAAGACTTTGTGCGCTACTTAAAACACCTTCGTTACCTTTTAAACCAGCACCAGCTTTAAATTGTGGGTTTTCAAATAAACTTTCAACATGACCAGAAGGGATTGGTTTATCGCCAACAGTAGTTCTAGCATCTTGATAAATAGCATCTTTAGCTTTTTTAATAAATCCAGTAGCACCTTCATCTCCAACAAAAGCATTACTTAATCTTTCGCCACGCTCATAATCATTTTGTAAATGTTGATCTGCGCCTGTGTTTTCTATGCGCTTTTTAGCATATTCTGAAAGTGCATTTTGCTCATTAGCAATTTGCTCTTTAAGAATTTCACCTGATCTTCCGCCATTAGTAGATTTAGCTAAAGCGTGTTCATTACGCAATGTATCTTCATTGGCAGTCAAAACGCCTTCACGAACACCTGATTCAGGCCCAAGAATTTCATTTGCAATTTTAGCTCTAGTAGATTGTTCTGTTGGTGCAACATCTTTAGGAGTTTTAGAAAGTTTGACAACTGGGTATTCGCCTCTTGCTTTTTCTTCACCTGTAAGAACGCCATAAGGGTTCATTTCAGATTTAGCAGCCCCAACACCAGCAAGAGTAGCTTGTGGTTTCTCAGAAACAATAGCTTCTTCAATTTTAGGAAAACGCTTTTCAAATTGCTTTCCAATTTCTGCTTTTGCACCTTTTACGTTAATAGCTTCTTTAGGTGTAGCAAGAATTCCCATTGTTTCTGGCAATGGGCCAACACCCATATGTGATCCAGTTATTTTTTCAGGTATTGCGCTAATAAATTCATTAATTGCTTTACCTGTTTCAGTTTTAGGCTCATAAGTATGTTTTGCAGCAAATTCATTAGCAATTTTTTCACCAATTGGTGCTGGTGCTTGACCAGTTTTAATAGCTTCTGGTACGCTTTGAACAATACCTTTTACATTTCCAGCTAATTGAGTTAATGGATTAACAATATTTGATGTTATTGCTTCACCAAGACCAACTAAAGGTTCATTTGTTTCTTTTGCTTTGCCCATTGTTTGAGCAAATTTATCCATAAACGATAAAGGCTTTTTAACTTCTTCTGTTTTTGCAGAAGGTTGAACAGTTGGTTGAGTAGTTGATTCACCACCTAAAATAGCGTTGTACAAAGCATCGTTTGATGCTGGTTTAGTTTCAGCTTTTGTACCAATAATGTTTTTAACACCTTTTTCATGCCCAATCATAGGTGCGCTAATAAGATGGCGTACAACAGGATCAGATAGATTTATAGGTGCATCAGGATCAATGCCTGATCTTTGCGCTACGTTTTTAATATATGCTTCTGTATCGTTTTCTGAGCTTGGCGCCCAACGGCTAATAACTCCACGTAATGTTTTTACACCATGCTTTTCACCATATATACGCAATTGATCATCAACAGCTTTAATACCTTCTTCAGGCGTTTTATATTGTTGAAATCCTGATGTTGCGCCTACAGGTCTAATATTTCCTACATTGTTTGAATTAGAAACAGAAGGAATATCGCCTTTAGGCATAGCTTTTGGCGTTTCTTCCCCAAGAATTGCATTGTATAAGGCATCAGCCATTATAAAGTTCCTGTAGTTTCTAACTTCTGTAAATTCAGATATTTAGTAGCTAATTCTTTACGCTTTTCTGG